TGTGGGGTACTGTTTCACAAGAAACAAGAAAGCTTATTCGAAAGACATATGAAAATAAAGTTGATTGGAAAAGTATTTTAACCTCATTTGTTGGACGACGACAAAGAGCTAAAAAAACATCTACACATCGTCGTATTAACCGCAAATATCCTTATATACACCCGGGTAAGAAAATTGGTCATCAAGCAAATCTGGCTGTATATATTGATCAATCAGGTTCTATATGTGATCGTGATATCGAAATGTTTACTGGTTGTTTAATGGGTTTGGCTAAAAATGTAACATTTACTTTTTATAACTTTGATACTCGTGTTGATGAAAAATCAAAGCAAGTGTGGAAGAAAGGTAAGAAAAGTATCCAGATAAAACGCACAGTTTGTGGTGGAACATGTTTTGATTGCGTTGAAGATCACTTTAGAAAGAATATTGACACATTTGATGGTTATATTGTTCTTACAGATGGATGTGCTGCTAAGCCTAAGCCCTGTAAGCTTCGTAGATGCTGGGTTTTATTACCTGAGTATAAGTTATATTTTCAACCCGATAAAACTGATGTTGTTGCACAAATGAATTAAATTGTAAATATTTCATCACCCTTGTTATAATATAATAAACTTATAGCGAGGGTTTATGAAAATAGTGCATATAGCAGATATTCACTGGCGTGGATTATCTAGACATGATGAGTATAGAAAATCTTTTACTGATTTTTTTGAACAATGTAAAAAAATAAAGCCAGATGTCATTTATATAGGTGGCGATATTGTTCATAATAAAACGCAAGGTATATCACCAGAACTTATTGATAATTTAAGCTGGTGGTTTACTAATATGGCAGAAATAGCACCTACTCATATTATATTGGGTAATCATGATGGCCTTATCTTAAATAAGGATAGACAGGATGCTATTTCTCCTATTATTACTATGCTTAATAATGATAATCTATATTTGTATAAGAAATCAGGTACATATCCAACAGGGATCCCAGGATTTAATTGGTGTGTACTTTCTTGTTTTGATGAGGAAAATTATAGCAACGCAATTCCTGTCCAAGGAGAGATAAATATCGCTCTCTATCACGGTGCTGTAAGAGGATCATTAACAGATACAGATTGGCAATTGGATGGAGAGATTAATATTAGTTCATTTAATGATTATGACTTTGCAATGTTAGGTGATATACATAAACGTCAATTTTTAAATGAGAAGAAAACTATAGCTTATTGTGGATCTACAATTCAGCAAAACTATGGTGAAAGTGGTGAAAAAGGTTTTTTGGTGTGGGATATCAGATCAGCAGATGATTTTGATGTAGAATTTTATCCTGTCAAACATGATAATCCTTTTATTACCATTGATTGGCAGGGTAGTGTAGAATCAACTTTAACAAAGTGTAAATCCTATCCTAAGGGTGTTAGATTTAGAATTAAAACAGATCAATCTGTAACGCATGTTGAATGTCAACGAATACAAAAAGAATTAGTTAAATATCACAAGGTTAGCGAAGTTGTATTTAAATCAGATTCGACTTTTGATCCACGAAAAGTCATGGTGGAAAATGCATCACTTAGTCAGCAAAATCTTAGAGATTCTAATACACATCGTAAAATGTTTAGAGAATTTTATAAAGATTCACAAATAGATGATGAAACATGGTCTAAAGTCGATACTATGATTGATACATATGTTGACAGATTATCAGGAAAAGATGAAACATTAAGAAATATACAGTGGGAGATAAACAAAATAGAATTTGATAATCTCTTTTCGTATGGCGAAGGTAATTTAATTAATTTAGATAATCTTCCTGGAATTACAGGAATATTTGGCACCAATGCTAGAGGTAAATCTTCTATTATTGGTTCGATTGTATATACATTATTCAATTCGACAGATCGAGGTTCCATTAAAAACTTGCACGTCATAAACACTCGCAAAAATATGTGTAAGGCCTCGATTTGGCTTACTATTAACGGTCAAAAATATCGAATTGATAGAAAAACAATAAAGAAAAATGCTAAAGCAGGAATTTGGGCACCTACTCATTTAAACTTTTATCGTGTTGATAAAGATAATAATGAGATTGAGGATTTAACTGATGAGCAAAGACGAGAAACAGAAAAAATTATTAGAGGATTAATTGGAAATGCTGATGATTTTTTACTTACTAGTTTAGCTTCACAAGGTGAAATGAACAATTTTATTAAAGAAAAAGCAACAGCAAGAAAACAAATATTAACTAATTTTTTAGATTTAGAAATATTTGATACACTTTATGAAGAAGTTCGTAAAGATTCTCAAGAAGTTAAATTTAGATTTAAATCATTAGGGGAAAATAATTGGGAAGAAAGAATAAAACAAACTGAAAATGATATTGTTAGTAATAATGATTATCTTAAAAATATCAATAAAGACATTTCTATTCTTAAAGAAGATATTGATACGTTAAAAGATGAAATGAGATCAGATACGACTATAGTTTTAGAAGCTGATGTTACAAAAGCATACAATAAATTAATTAAGACAGAAAGAAAAATATCTGAAGATGAAGAGGAAATTGAGAATATAACGTTAGAAATTAGAGAAAAACAAAAAAAGCTTAATAAACTTAATGACTTTTTAAATGAATTTGATATATCTGAAATGAAAGAGCGTAGATCAGCACAAATTAAATTAGAGATGTCAATAAAAGAAATGAAACATAAAATTGATATTATAAAACGAGATATTAAGCAAAGCAAAGATTCAATCAAAATACTTGAAGATGTACCTTGTGGAGATCAATTTCCAACATGTAAATTTATTAAAAATTCACATAAAAGTAAGAAAATATTAGTCGATCAAGAAGCTAATTTAATATCTTTGAATACAAATTTATCTGATCTTAAACAATTGTATTATAAAGTTAAAGATGAAGAATTAGAAGAAAAAATTAGTAAATATGAACAAATGGTACAAAAAAAGAGCTTATTGACTTCTGAAACGTCTAAATCAAATTTACAATTAGCTAAAATTCAGGAAAATATGAAGTGGCATGAAAAAGAGCTAAAATCATTTCAAGCTGATTATGAAAGATTAGATGCAATTTTTAAAAATCAAGATGATACAGGTAATAATTCAGAACTTATTAAACTTTGTGATGCAAAAATTAAAGAATTAAAAATGAAAGAAACAGAAAAAATTAAAATTATTAATAAGTTAGCAGAGTTAAAGGCAAAAATAAAAGTATTAATAAGTGATAAAAAGATATATGAAGAACTTAAAGATCAAAATAGATGTTTTGATATATTTAGCAATGCTGTTTCTAAAAAAGGTATTCCTCTTCATATAATTAATAAAATGTTACCTGCTATTAATTCTGAAATTTCAAAAATTCTTGCAGGAGTTGTGGGTTTTACTGTTGATATAGAATCAGATTTAGATACAAATTCTCTTGATGTTTACATTAACTATGGTGATAGTCGCCGTATAATTGAATTAGCATCCGGAATGGAGAAAATGATGGCATCACTAGCAATTAGAGTTGCATTAATTAATGTATCAACACTTTCAAAAACAACTACATTGATGATTGATGAAGGTTTTGGTGCATTAGATGAAACAAATCTTGAAGCTTGTAATCGACTTCTTATATCTTTAAAAAAATGGTTTAAAAATATTTTAGTTATATCACACGTGGATGTCATTAAAGATTGCGTTGATAATACACTCGACATAACTAAAATAGGAAAGGATTCATATGTCAAAAGTGAATAATGAAGATATAATATTTATTAATGAATGTAAAGAAGATAATCATGTTGGACTTTCCTGCGAAGTTTGTGATTATCTTCTTATTACTAAAGAAGATATTGAATCGTCTAGATCTAATCAATGTTGTGAATATTGTTGGTTACAATTTGGTGAAATGAATAGAGAAGACTGGGTATCAGGTTGGCGCCCTGACCCAGAAACAATAGAGAGATATAAACAAGAGAGAAGTATACTTATTAGAGACTTAAAACTAAATGTGGAGGCAATATATGAGTCTAAGTTTTGAAGAATTAAATATATTAGGAAATATTACAAATGATAGTTATGGAAGAGGATCAACAGATTCATACGATTACAAACCTAGACTAGGAGGCGGAGTAAGAGTTTCTGATAGTAGTGTTGTTGTTAAGTCTTCTATTGACGGCGATATTATGCATGTTACAGCGCTTACAATTATTAATCTAGGTCATATTGGTATGCAACATCAAGAAATTGCAAAATGTGAAAATGAACTAAATCAGTATATTAAAAATTATCTTTCAAATGTAAAGAAAGAATTTAAAAAGAAAGAAAATGCAGGTAGAACATTAAAAGCAAATCAAGTCAAAGATAGCGAAATTACTGACATTGATATGATTAATCATTATGCAGCAACGCGACAAGCTTATGTTAAAAGAACTATTTGTTTTGAGATAGGGTAGATGACTAAACTAAGCAAACAGAAACAAGTAGCTGAAATTATTAAGTGTGGAAAAGATCCTTCTTATTTTTTCAATACATATTTAAAGATACAGCATCCTGTAAAAGGGTTGGTACCGTTTAATACGTACCCTTTTCAGGATGATTGTGTAGAACAATTTATCGATCATAGATTTAATATAGTGCTTAAGTCTAGACAGTTAGGTTTATCTACATTAGTTTCTGCTTACTCAGTTTGGTTAGCAATATTTCAAAGAGAAAAGAACATATTGATCATTGCTACTAAATTAGCAGTAGCACAAAACTTTATTACTAAAGTTAAAACAATGATTAAGTCTCTTCCTAACTGGTTGATGTTGCCTGATATTATTGCTAATAATAAACAACAAATACAATTTAATCATGGATCTTCAATAAAGGCAATACCTACTTCTGAAGATGCCGGCCGTTCTGAATCTCTTTCATTGTTAATTGTTGATGAGGCAGCTTTTGTAAGAAACTTTGATACAATTTGGACAGGTATCTATCCTACAATTTCTACAGGTGGGCGTGTAATATTATTGTCGACGCCTAATGGCGTAGGTGGTCAGTATTATAAATTGTATACAGAGGCTGAGTCAGGTTTAAATGAATTTAATGCTATTAAATTACCTTGGACAGTTCATCCAGAATGTGATCAAGAATGGTTTGAAAAGACAACTTCTAATATGTCGCAACGCCAAATTGCTCAAGAGTATTTGTGCGATTTTACTACATCCGGTGATACATTTTTAGGTGCAGCAGATCTAGAGTGGCTTAGAACATGTATTACAACTCCAGTTGCAAGAGAAGGTGAAGATAGAAATGTTTGGATATGGAAATATCCTTTATCTGAACACTCCTATGTTATATCAGCTGATGTTGCAAGAGGTGATAGTAAAGATTATTCAACGTTTCATATTATTGACATCAATGAAGGGGAATTAGTAGCTGAATATAAAGGAAAAATACGTCCGGATAATTTTGCTGAATTATTGAGTCAATGGGGACACAAATATAACAAGGCATTACTTTGTCCTGAAAATAATAGTTTTGGTTATGCAACTATATTAAAACTACAGGATTTGCAATATCCGCGTCTATACTATAGACAACGTAAAGGTGTATATATAGGTGGTTATGTTCCAAAACAAAGCCCAGACGTAGCAGGATTTACTACTAATGGTAAAACGAGAAGCATGATATTGGGTAAATTAGAAGAAATATTACGTAATAAGCAGCTAATCGTAAGGTCATCTAGAACGTTTGAAGAGCTTAAGACTTTTACTTGGAATACAGGTAGAGCAGAGGCTAAAAGAGGTTTTAACGATGATCTAGTTATGAGTTTAGCAATAGGTACATGGTTGTATGATTCGTCATCTGATTATAGTGTTTCTTCAAAAAGTCTTAATCAAGCAATGTTAACGGCAATGAGTAGTACATCAAGTGCATTGCCAAATTTAATGAATAGTTCAAAAAATAAATTTGATGTTGATCCTCAAAAGGATGAAAACAAAAAGAAACAAATTAAAGCAAATAATAAAATCCCAGAAGAATATATGTGGGTTTTAAAATAAAGGTATAATAAATGGCTGAAAACAATAATAACTTATTCAGAAGGCTTACTAAATTATTTAGAAGTGGGCCTGTAATTAAAAGAAAAGTTCAGAATTTCGAAAAAAGCGGTAATAATACATCTTCAGCTTTTGAAGCATTTAGAAAAAATCAAAGTCAAGCTTACAGTGCAGCAATGTCTGCTTATGGTGCATATGATAGAATGGCAAGATACTCGGATTTTTCTGAAATGGAGTATACACCTGAAATAGCAGGTGCATTAGACATATATGCAGAAGAAACTGTTGCAGCAGATGAGCACGGTAAAGTTTTGCATGTTTATTCAGAAAATTCACAAATCAGAAAAATATTAGAAGAAATGTTTTATGATACGCTTAATGTTGAATTTAACTTAACAGCATGGACGCGAAATTTAGTAAAATATGGTGACTTCTTTTTATTTAATGATGTACATCCTGAATACGGTATTATTAATGCTTTTCCTTTGCCTATCTCAGAAGTTGAAAGGGAAGAAGGTTTTGACCCTAAAGATCCTATGGCAGTTAGATTTAGATGGGTAACACAAGGTAATAAAATTTTAGAAAATTGGCAAGTTTCACATATGAGACTATTAGGAAACGATGCATTTTTACCGTACGGATCATCAATATTAGAGCCGGCTAGAAGAATTTGGCGTCAGTTAATTTTATTAGAAGACGCAATGATGGTTTTCAGAATTGTTAGAGCACCGGCACGTAGAGCATTTTATATTGATGTTGGTAATGTGCCACCTGAAGAGATTCCTAATTATATGGAACAAGCTCAAGCATCGCTTAAAAAGTCCTCTGTTATCGATCGTACAACTGGGCGAGTAGATTTAAGATATAATCCACTTTCAATTGATGAAGATTATTTTATACCTGTAAGAGGTGGAGAAAGTGGCACAAAGATTGACGAGGTTGGAGGACAACAAATCACAGGCGAGACTACTGATGTTGAATATATCCAAAAGAAATTGTTTGCTGCACTTAAAGTTCCTAAAGCTTATTTAGGTTACGAGGAAGGTTTAGGAAGCAAGGCAACACTTTCTCAACAAGATATAAGATTTGCTAGAACTATTGCTAGAATACAGAGAACTGTATTAGCTGAAATGAACAAACTTGCAATTATACATCTATATTGTAATGGCTATAGTGGTGAAGACCTTTTAGATTTTGATATTAGCTTATCTACACCATCAACTATAGCACAGCTTCAAAAACTAGAATTAATTGAAAAAAGATTTTCTACAGCAGGAACTGTTGCAGGAGTTGCAAACGCTACAGATCGA